GTGTTCCTATTGGAAAAGCTACGCTACTGTTTGGCGGTACGGTTATGGTTTGCGCTGAACCGTTAGAGCTAGTAATCATTTTCCCACCGTCTGTAAGCACTAGGGTGTAACTTGTCCCGGACTGGCTGTTTATTGTAAGTATGTTGTCGTTCGGGTTGCCTGACGTTAAAACCGTTCCGGTACAATCCGGTAGAGTGATCGTCCTGTCGGTTGTTGTTGGGTTTGTAGCTATTAAAAATGTTTCGTGCGAATCGGCTGTCCCTTCAAAAACGACACCTTGATTCGTGCCGCCGAAATAAACATAATCGCCAACGGATAATTGCCCTAAAACGTCCAAAGTTAAATCGAACTGTGAAGCTCCGGTAAAATTCGCGCCTGCTAAAGCCGCGTAACCTGTTAAAAAAGATGAAACCAAACTTTTCTTTAAAGCGTCGCTGTCGTCTACGTCTTGTATTAGGACGTAATCGGCTGTGGTTCCTACAGCTACCGTAGCGTTATCAACATCAGCGGAAAGTGAAACGGCTCCACTGGTCGATCCGCCCGCAAGCCCAGTATTTGCCGCTGTATTCACAGCCGTTATATCACCCGCACCGGGTGAAGTGGTCATAGTCGTACCGTCTGAGAACTCTAAACCGCCAGTATCTAAAACAATCCGGTTATTTGTTAAGTCCATTATCATTGGGAGAATCTCGCCAGTGTCACCCGTCATGCCTTCTTTGATCTGGGCTATCAGATAGTCGCGTATTAGCTCCATGTCAGAGCTTGAAAGAACTTCCCCGGCTGTGAATGCTCCGGGTACCCCCGAAAATGTTTGTTGTGCCATTTTTGTTTCCTTATGGTGCCTGTTTGTTAGTTCCGATAATACCGTAATCTGCACTATCGATTATTAAAAAGATCGTTTCACCTGTTCCGCTGGTTCCTATTCGCATAGTCCAGTCTCTAGGTGTCACTTCGTGTGTTACTGATTCAACGCGAAGAACTTGTAACATTGGAGAACTTGCGCCTGCCGGTTGGAATTGTGTTCGCATCGAATCGAAAATACATAATTTCGCTACCTTCTCTGCTTGCGCGTCGGTCATAGCCCGTGGTTTGCATTCCACAGAAGCTATCCGAAGTGCAGGCACAGAATGCAACGCTACAAAACTTGTCATAGCTGAATAAACATCCGCATCATCAGCGTTTAACAGGTTTTGTCGAACTATTGTTCGTATACCGTAAGCGGGTTGCCCAAACACGTTTTCGTCGTATGTTTGAACAGCGCCACCTGCCCTGTTATAAACGCCTCTAGTGTAAAGAAGCTCATTTCCGTACGATGTCTCAATGTTCGTAAATTCGGGTTCTGTTGCCGCTGTTCCCGCACCCGCTCCGAACGTCAACCCTGAAGCTGAACCCGTCGAATTGCGTTTCCTGTACGTTAAAACGTTACCCCTGTCAGCCGCCCCTACAGCCGCCCCGCCGGGGCTACCGTGCGCGCAGTAAATAGCGCCGTCCTCGGATTGTGCGAGCCGTTCCATGTACGCGGCGGTCATTGTTTGCGTCACTGTCGCGCCTGCCATTGAAATAGTCGAAGTTTCTACGCTTCTTTCGTTCGGAGTTGACGCCGTTGGGCTACCCGGTTGCGCCGGATAATTGACTGATGCAAGGTTTAACATGTTCGTGAACCGTGTCGAACCCACTTCTGTGGAAAAAGTGTGGCTAGTTATCTCCGTTTTAGCTAATTTTGATAAACCGTCGAAAGCCTTAACGATCACAGTGGAATCTTTACTATTCGGATACAGGGTGTCTACGTCTTCTATTGTTCCCCTGAAAACAGGTGTCGGGTAGGAAGCAGAATTGATGTTAACCGATACGCGTATTTCGGCGTTGATCCATTGTGCGGCACCGTACGTGCCACCAGCTAACGGGCCGTAAACGTTGCCTGTGTTGTCTAAAGAAACTTTACACTGTCCAGCTCTGAAAGAATCTGTGGTGCGTTGCCTGCCTGTCTGCACGTTAATTCCGCGTACATTAGCAGTAACGTCACGAAAAGCGCCGTCTAAATAAATTTGAACTGTCCAAGTGTCGGTAGCCATTAGATGAAATACAGTTGTTCAAGTAGCATAGCGTCGTTTTTGAATCCGTTCGCTACTGCGGCGTTAACTTCGGCTGTTGTTACCGCTGGGGCGTTTATATTCACGTTTATTGTGTGAGCGCCACCAGCTAAAGACGCTGATTGGAAAGCGGCCGCTCTTGGGTCTAGTAGTGTCGGTCCGGGTGTTCGTGGCGGTGTTGCCACGGTTGCCGCCGCCGCCGCCGCCATTTCTTCAAACTGATCTATTTCTTGGGCTATTTCCTCGTCTGTAGCTGTTGCGCCCATACCGAAAAGAGGATCAGGCCCGACATTAGGGTTAAAACCGCCTAAACCAGACGAAGCGGCACCGAAAAAACCGGGTGTTGTTATTTCCCCTGTCGCCGTTCCTGTGTCGTCTTTATCGCCTCCGAATATCGTGTTCCACCATCCGGCGGCTTTTGAAGCCATGCCTTCCAACCATCCGAACAACGGGGAAAAAGCCCCTATCATGCTGTCTAACAAACCGGGTGCTATTGCTTCTAAATTTTCTGGTATTCCGGTAAAAATGCTATTTACAGAATCTTTAAGAGTGTTTAATACCACCATCACGCCACCTGCTAACAATTCAGCGGCTTGTTTAGCTTCGTCAGCTAAATGATCTACGCGAATTTCAGCTAGTTTTTCGGCAACTTTTCCTAAAGCTGTTAACAAACCTTCGTCTTTCCATACTGCTATAAATTTTTCGAGATTTGGTATACCTGATTCAACCAAAATTGTTGTTACTTCTTCAAATATTGGAAGTAAAGCTAACCCGATTTGTTCTGCAAGGTTTGTCAAGTCTGCACCTAAAGTTCGTTGTCTATTAGCTAAACTGTCTGAAGTTCTTTCAAAATCTCCTTGTTGGATTGTTGTTTTTTCCATTATTGCTTCGTAAGCCGCTAAAGCTTTCGTAGCAGGATCTAAAGCCGATTTCGTGTTTTCTATAAGCCCCATTTCTAAAGCTTTTGCTTTCAGGGTTGCCGCGTCTAACAGGACAGCAAACCGGCGTAAAGGCTCGTTTTCGCCTCGTAACCCTGCCGCTAACGCTGTTAATGTTTCCGACGGGTCAGCGTTGTTGAAAGAAGCCATGTCCGCGGCTAATTTGACCAACTCTACAGACATTTTCGCGCCTTCTTCGCCTGACATCCCCATAGCGTGTGTTAAAGCTCCGAAGTTGCCAGCCGCTTCTAACGCGTCTCGGTTGCTTAAACCAAAGTTTTTAGAAGCTGTTTTCGCAAATTCTGCGACAGATTCCGAAGCATCACCGAAAAGAACTTTATTTTTCGACATAGATTCGCCGACATCTACCGCAATGTCTACCATTGGTTTAGTTAAAGCAACGAAACCAGCCGCCGCGGCACCTATACCAGCGAAAGCAGTCATACCTGTACGCAAACCCCGTGTAAGCGTTGCGGACATGTTTTGGGAACCCTTGTTGACCCGTTTATACGCTTTGTCTAGTTGGTCTGTTCTGCCAACAAAATTAACCGTTAGCGTTCTTGTAGGTTTTGCCATTAGTTCCCTAGTCTTTTAAGTGCTTTTTCTATTTGTTTTGTGTATTCGCGTTTAATGTAACCATGCGATTCGCGGATAGCTGGGAAAATCACGTAGCCTTTTTTTCCTCTGTGTGGCGGAAATTGTCTAGTCGAACCGTAAACATACTTCCCGCCGTAACGTTTATTTTCAACGAAAACTTTTGTTCCGGTATATTTCCGGTTTGTTCCACCAAATTCGAGACCCATTAAAACGTCGCCTGCGTAAACTTTGTCGCGTCGCCTGTTGCCTGAAGGATACATAGGCGTAACTTTTGCTCGTCTTTTTCCGCCGACTCTTATTCTAGGTGTCGAACCCTGCACAGCTCTAATAGACGGTAAAATCATTTCGTATTGTTCGCGGTGTCTTATACGCATAGCCCGAACGCGCATCACTTTAACCACGTGGGTTGCTATCGCTTTAGAACCTTGTTTCACCATTTTTTTAGTGTCATTATCCGCGAAACGTAAAGCGCGTTGAAACTCTTTCAAGCCTTCGATCTCTACCCGGTGTTCAAATTCGCTTCGCGGTATCTTCGTTTTAGGCATAACAAGATCGAAAGTTCGCATAACGCGTTTATCGGGTCTGTATTTGGTCGTCATCGCCTATTCTTCGCCTGTTCCATCGCTTTTCTACGGTTCTCGTTTTCAGCTTCGATAACCCGCCACATAGCGTCAATGACCGCCGGATCACTCAATAACAGTTCACGGGGGCTGATCCCCGTTTTAACAGCTAACGCCGCTATGTTGACTGTTACTGAGTCCCACCCAAAGGGGCTGAATCCTCGTCCACGATTTCGATTTCTTCCAGATCGTTAATCCAGTCGTCGAACGGTTTAACAGCCGTACCGTTGCCCATTAGAGCCGCTTTGTGTAGAGCGTCGTGAGCTACCCACGCGATGTGTTCAACGTGAACATCTTGCATGGCTTTACCCCAACCCATGCCCCATTTTCGTTCAAATGCGACAATCGTAGGCGGCCCGGCTGTTACTTGCCGTTCTTCTCCGTCGTGAATGATCCTTAAATCAAACTGCATACCTCTATTAGCCATTTTTTGACCCCTTTTCTGCTATTAGCTGGTGGCGCGTGTTATCGCCCCGGTTACTGGCCATGAAACACTGAGTGTTGCCAATGTGCCAACCTCTGCGCTTATGGGCGTGTAACTAGTAACGATGCAATTACCCGCATAAGACGGGTTAGTAGCTGACACCGCGGCGCTGGTTGGTTTTAAAACAAACGCTGTGCTAGTTCCCACTAAACCGTTTAACGTCGCGTCCACTTCGCTTGAAGCATAATCTTGGTTAAATGTCATATTTAACGTAGCGTCGCCAAGCCCACCGATACGGGTGCGTACAGCATCCCCAAACGAGGTCGTCTCGACATCATCATATGCGATTTCCAAAGAAGCGCTAGTAATGTGGTCGGACAGATCAACGGAATTAATTGTTATTGTGGCGGAAGCTCCGCCGATTAGTTCGGCCATTATTCAGCCACCTTTCCGGGCTTTATATGCCCGCCTTCTATTAGTTGTTCTTCTAGCTCGTCAGTCATAGACGCTGAAAAGCTGTCACCCGGTGCGTGTCCCATAACATTATGGTTCCCTACCACCGTGTAGTCTTTCTTTTTGCTCGCCATTACGCGTAAACCTCCACTTCAAATTCGATACCGAGATATTCGGTTTCATTAACTGATACATCACCATAGGTAGACGCTGACGTCACCTGACAGTCTGAACAGTTGCCGCCCAACGTCCTGTCACCCTCAATGAGAGCGCGGACGCTAGAAGCACCGCTGACCATACCGTCGATTAAATCTTGGTTAGCTTTTACGTCAAAACGTTGCGCTAAAACTAGGATCGTGAACGAAAATCGTTCCAACCCGTTACCGAACGCCTGATGGTATTCCACGACAGGGCTTCCCGGCAGTACGATTGCACAAGGCGGGGAAACCGTGTCGGGCGCGGTGTCTGCTACCTGTATGAAAACCGTGCTGGTTTCCAAACGGGTTTTAAGTCCATCGCGTATAGCGGAATAATCAGCCATTTAAGCCACCGCTGGTAGGGCGTAACGTAAAAGCATCGCGGCTATATCCGGGTCTGATCGTGAAATACGAACCGGCCCGAAATCCCCGACACCTATAACGCCCATTGGCGAAGCTTTTCGGTTATACAAACGGCTTGAAAGCATTAAACAGGCTTGTTCCACAGGTTCAGGCAAACTAGCCCAACCCCATTTCGCTGTTACCTGAACGGAAGCTAAACCGTCGCCGTACACCGGGAACGTGTAGTCGCCTACAGCTCTGATGTTACGCAACGGGAAACCTTTAGCTACGTTGTTTAACGGTTCCATCTGGTAATCCGTCGAAGCCCAAGTAGTGTCGAACGTTCCATCGCCGCTGGTGTCAGTTTTAATAACCAAGTCCGTTGTCGTGTGAATGTCGTCCACCACCGTGTAATAGGGTTGCGCCCTGTATATCCGCGCCGTTGCCGACGTATCAGTAGTGAAAACCCTTCCGCACAGGTCGTCAATAGACGTGGTAGCCGAATTGATCGCCAAATTGAGGAAATCATCTTCGGTACTGCCTGAGATGCCTAAAGCGGATTTGAGTTCAGATAGAGCGACGTAGCCCATTAGCTTTTCGTTGTTTTCTTAGCCGCTGGTTTTTTAGCAGCTGGTTTAGGGGCTTCTTTTTCGGGTTTTTGTATCCGTGCTGAAGCTTGTTTTTCCCATAGTGTTGACAATGTTTTCTCCATTCTGTTCGGGATTACCACCGGATACCGGACGGGGTACCCGGTGGCAAACCTGCCCGTTGGGGTCAAACGGGATTAGTTAATTCCGATTAAAAAGTCGGAGCTACTAGACCAGTACCCATGATCTGACTGATCGCGGCTGGATAGCGCCCGCCTATAAAGCAAGCGTATTGCCAAGCAACCATCTTGACGGTCAAGTTGCCGCCTAGTGTCTGATCCATGCGAACCATCATCGGTGCGCCTGCTGATTCAAACAAAAGCATGTCGGCACGGCGTACCACGAATACTGAATCTTGGTTCGATCCAGCTCCGGTGTTTGTCTTGATGTTCGCATCTTGTACGACTGGGATTCCTGCAATTTGAAGTCCCGTGAAACCGTATCCGGCTACCGGGCCTGTACCCATTGCGTTTTGTGGAACGTTAACGTCAGGTAGAAGCAACGGACGGGAATTACCGTCAACGCCTGCGGCTATCCAAGCGGCACGTCTTGGGTGCATAATAATCAAATCCGGGCCGGCGTAGCGGTTGGAATTGATCTGCTGAATGGCATCGAGAAGTTTAGGGTAAAACTCTGCGACTGTTGGGCTTCCGTCGGTGTAAACAACATCGTTTTTGCCTGTGATGTTGTTCAGTCCGAGCAAAGCACCGGAAGTGCCGTCGCCGTACAAGATTCCTTCATCCAAGTTGGTTGCTATAGCTCCTGAAAGGTCAGCCATGATAAGGCTGTCGATTCCGGTTCCACGATCTAGGGCTTGGCGGGAAATGTCCTGCTGTCCTGCGATTGTGCGAACGTCAACTGTTAGCAAAGTATCGTCAATGTCGGTTTCGGATACTGCGTCGTTTTCTGCGGCTTGGACAGCGGCAGACGCTCCAGTAGTAACGCGTGAAATGTTGATAGTCATTCCATCTGCTGGGAGTGGAAGCGAAGTGCAAAGGTTAGCAAATGGCCTTCCAGCACGTGCAAGCTCCGCGGCTAGTTCTGTCAAATACTGTGGAACTACCAAACCGGCGTAATTGCTGGTTGATCCGTCCCTGTATTCCACTTTCATTTCTTCGCTGTGGCGGGAAATTCTAGCCTGTGCCTGCGGGTCGTGATTCATCTGTGAGTTGTAAACGTCACGGAAAAACGATGTTGGGGCTTCCTGAGCGTATGTTAACGCTTCTTCTTTAACGCGGACACGTAAAGCGTTTTCGTCGCCTGCGTCGTCGTCGTCGTCATCATCGCCGTGTGTTACCTCGGCGCGTAGTTTAGCGGCTTCCAAATTAGCTACTTGAATGTCGCGTAGTTCTGTTATTCGTGTGTCAAGCTTTTCAGCTTGTCCGTGAAGTTCCGAAATGTTCGTTTCTTCACTTTCTGTAAGGTCGCGTGTTTCTTCAGCGGCGGTGTCGAGAATACCAGTCATGGTTTCCGCAACGTCCGCGCGTTCTGAAACAAGCTGATCGAGCAGTTTCATAATTGCCTTTCGTTTGTGCTTATGTTTTCACCGGGTGAATACTTCGGGTGTCAGCACGACTGACGGCGCGAATCGGCGCGGTGTTTTCAATATAGCAGATTAAATGTTTATGTTGTTGGTATTAAAAGTTTCGCCCGCCACACAGCTAACCGCGGGGCGGTTTCTTCGTCGTCAGGGTCGAAATCTCGGACAGCTAAAACTTTAGCGTTTTCATACGCTGGTACTTCTGAGATTAAACCCACATGATGCAATTTGACTTCCTGTCGTTGGATCATTGGTCGCCCGTCGCCTGTTTCGCTTCTCCTGTCGCGTACTGGTACGAAACCCACACTAAAGCTGTGCATAACCCCGTCGCGTGTCAACTGCAGGGCTTCTTCGCCGCGTGACGTTTTCGATATCAGAAACTCTGCGTATAAACCGTCGCTAGTTTCCTCCATTCGCGTAGCGCGCCCTAACGGCATCGCGTCGCGCCTGTGCGCTTCTAATAGTGGCACTTTCTCGCCTCGTTCGCTGATCGTTTTAGCAAACGACCCCGGTAGGAAAGATTCAACGAATTCGCCTGCGTCGTATGACGAACCGAACGGCGCGGCTATACCACAAACCCTCCGGCCTTCCTGCGTTTCGCGTATCTCCAGCGTGTCGGATGAAAGCGTTCTTTCTATAATGTTGTTGCTCATGTTAGCCCCTCCTCGGCTCGGACTTCCTCCGGTGTTTTAATTCCTGCGTTTATAGCTATCTCCGCGGCTTGCATACGTGTCAAAAGGTCAGGTTGTAAATAGTCGCCTAGACTGATGCTCGCTGATTGTCCACGTGGCAGAACGTCTGAAATTGCTTGCTGTAACCGGACGATCCAAGGACGCAACCCGAAACGAACAAAAGACCGTGTGTCCTCCGTAACCGTGTTATACGTCAAACTGTCATTAGACGGTGCGCCCGCCAAATGCGGTGGAACGCCGAACATAGCCGCCACCTGTGTAGCTGACCATTTACGAGCTTCTAACAATTCAAGGTCACTATTCGATAATTGAACAGGCGTGTATTTAAGACCGCCAGCTAACACCGCAGGGGTTCTGTTACGCCCCCCATGAGAGTTAACCCAACCCTGTTTCAGTTCTTGCGCTGTTTCCGGTGTCATGTCCGCGTCTGTGGATATAACCCCGGATGGAATCGAACCCTCGGAGAACACCCGTTCGGTGTATTCGTGTTCAGCTATAGCCAACCCCAAAGAATGTTTTTGCAAATCTAGGACACCTGAACCGATTATATGACCGGGAAGCATAAAGCCCCGCAAGTGAAAGATCTCTTGCGGGGTGTAAGTCGTGTCACCGATCTTGTATGAAACAAAACCAGTGTCTTTATTAAGTTTTACGGATACAGCGTCAGGGTTAACGACCACCATTTGCTGAGGGTTGCCGAACCTGTCGTAGTCGCCCAGTACGGCGTAACCGTTGCCGCGCATCAAAGCTGAAGCCATAAGCGCAGAATAAGTGTCTAAACGTGTTTCGGATGGGTTCGGTCTGATAACGATTCGCGGTGTGGGTTCCACACGTTCCCCGTTTCGGTAAACGTGAAGGGACAGGCTCCCGATTGTTGACGAAATAAGCTCAACGCAACGAAAGAAAGTCACAAGCCCTAAAGAAGTGGAATTGTCGACCATCACGCCTGTCAAGTTCTGATTCCAAATAGGCGGTGACCAAGGCGGGAAAGCGTCCGGGTCGCGGGTTTCGGTTTTCTGGAAGCGTGAAAAAATGCCCATTAATATATCCTCGGTGTTGGTTCGGGGTCAGGTATTGGTAGTTCGTTTGCCGAATCTAACGCCATTACAGCGCAAACAGCGGCATCGATTTTTTTAGCGGACGCAGAATGCGATTTGACTATTCTTGCGCCCAGTCGATCTATTTTAAGCCGACAATTTTGTATATGTCGTTTTAAAGCTGGTGCCAGTTCGTTTTCAACTATTGTCAAATTTTCGTCTAAAATGTTGTCTGTGAATCTTTTAGTCGCTGGTACCATCCGGCGCGCGGTTTGCGGAAATTCCACAACCGGTAAGCCTTCTTCGCCTAGCTGTAGCATGTACGCGCCTAACAAATAACGGTCGTACATTACAGCCCTTGGCGATAATCGTTCTGTTTCTTCTACCACAGCGCGCAACAAATCAGGGATATTAACCCTGTAGCTTTCCGGCCCGTCAGGGGGTTTTTCCTGTAAGTGTAAAAGTTCGATCCGTCCGTCTGCTGTAGCCGCGACCACAGCGGAAGCGTCGCTGTTCCATGAACCGTCCACCGCGAGCACCGGCAGATCTTCTGCCGTTATCGGGTCGGTTTCACCAATTAAACCCATTTGTGATTCTGTTAGCCAAACGTCCCGCTCGGCTATCCATTGCGCCAAATGTAAACGCTTAAATTCGGGGGCTGGAAGCTGTTTAATCTGCGATTCCAAGTATTCTTCGGAAACCCAATCGCCGAACGCCGGGTGTGCTTTTGCCCATACTTTTGGGTCTGTGTAGTCGCTTTGCTCCTCTGGGGGGTTCCAGTAGCACCACCACGTAGGGTCGTCCACTTCCCCTGATGTTACACGTTTGTCATATTCCACCAGTTTCGACAGGGGGGTGCCTTCCCCCACTCCGGCGGTCGTTATGTGACACAGAAGCGAAGAACGTCTAGCGCCTGATCCTGACAGTAAAGCTTCGTAAAGCTCGCTATTCGGATGGCACCACGTTTCGTCCACAATGCTAACCACAGGCGACAAACCGTGCGCTAAAGAGCCGTCAGATGACAAGACACGGCAAACCGCGCCAGTGCCGGGAACGCTTATCGCATCCTTAAAAACCTCCGAAATAGCTGAAAGTTCAGGGTCTGCTTCCACCACGTCGCGTATGTTCTGATAACAGATACGCGCCTGATCTTTAGACCCTGCCACTACGTAAACTTCGCAACCGGGTTCACCGGAAGCGTACAACGCCCAAGTAGCCGCCGCGGACATAAGCATAGTTTTACCCGATTTACGAGGAAGTATTACTAAACCGTGCCTGTGCTTCCACAACCCTTTTTCGTCCAGTTCAAACAATCCATTTAAAATCTCTTTTTGAAAAGGTCTTAAATCGATAGTTTCACCAGCTAATTCGCCGCGTGTGTGCCTAACGAACGTTTCCGCGAACTCTGCGACCTCGCCGCCTAAACTAACTTTCTCAACTAGCATTTGAATAACTGCGGATTATCAAATTTTCTTTTTAGTTCTTTTGAAACAATGCCTGTTCCGGGAAACAAATCAACAAACTCATCGTTTTCTTGAATGTTCAAAACTTCAAATAACCATTGGCAGAACAAAGCCGGTTTTGCACCAACTAAACCTTTTTTAAGCGTAATGTTTGACGAAACCCAATCCCTAACCGTGTTTTCTTCTTTTGTGCGTTTTCTTCCACCTCTAAATAGTACGGGTTCCCAAGCATAAGCGGGATTCACATTCGGTTTGAAAGAACAAAACGGTTTAACCCATGCCATAATTCTGACATCTTCAGGACATAAGGCTAACACTTCTTGTAAAGCTGGACTAGAAGTAGATAAAGCCCAACCATCTGGAAACTCATCACACAACATTTGTATTAAAAGTTTGTGATTTACTTCTTTATTTTCAGGGTATAAATGAGCGCATCCGGGATAAGGCGGGTCAGCGTAAGCAAATTTCATTAGGCTGAACGGCGCGTAAAATGTTGTAGTCGGGATTCGGTTTCAGCCGCCTGAGCGACCACCAAACCAAGTTTCGCGCGAGCTGTAGGAGTTAACCCCAACTGCCCGTAAGCGATCAAAAGTTCTTTTTGCGCCTTCTGAATAGCCCAAAACCATTGCAAAGCCATTTCAGGCTTCTTAGTAGCCGCGTACTTACGTTTCAACGTCGCTACCTGATCCGCTATCTCACAAGTCAACAACACCGCAGGTTCATCAGACGGGCCAAGCCATAAAGCCGCCCCTGTCCAAATCTTTTCCCAAACTTTTTTCCCAGCTTGTTTCAACGAAGCAGGCGGTTTAGGGGGTGTATCAAAAGCCACCGCGACAGTAGTCATTTCAGGTAAAGCACGTTTACCCGGATTGCCTTGTTTCACCTTTAATTC